GTGAAACGTCGCTGTCTTACAGAAGGACCCGGTTTTCTTACGAAAACCCTTCCCCGCCTTTGTAAGCACCTTGATCAGGCGCTTACTGGAACGATAAAACTAAACCCTACTAGCGTCGGTTTTGCAACCGTTACTGGCAGCAAGCTTCCAAGGTTTCTTGGTGAGCTTTTTAGTCTAATATTCCAAAAAGACGGATGTGTCCTTCCCGATCCAGACGCGAAATGCGTCCGAGTTATACGTACCATACTTTTAGTTTTTTATAAGTATGAATTACCGTATACAGACATCCAAGAACAGGAAGTTGTTTCAGCTTTTTTACAGGCTGAAACTGACCTCTCACAGTTAGATGCCCTTTTCGCAGAAATGCGGGATCGGTATCCTTTATATCTCAAAGATCGCTTCACTCGTCGTAAGTTGTATGGTCTGGTTGACCATCCAATTTCCCCTGAGATGTGGCGATTCAATGTGATTCGCGGTGCTCGGAAGGCTTTAGATAAGCTTTTCGAACACTTTGATCCAACGAACATTCGACCGCGGCACGGACCTGGAGCAGTTGCTACTAAGCAGCGACTCTGGGATAAGTTCCTTTGGTCGAACGTTTCTAGTCGTATCACAGATTTGTATCCTTTTGACGCCTATTTTTGCGCGTCATCTGGGCATGTCTGTGATTCCTATAATAGCTTTTCAGCTATTACAGATCAGAGTCTGCCGGCACGGGTTTTACTCGTACCGAAGGACTCTCGCGGCCCTAGACTCATTTCTTGCGAACCCGTTGATTTTCAATGGGTCCAGCAAGGTTTAGGTCGGGCTATTGTGGAGCATGTAGAGAATCATTGGATTACCAAATTCAATGTTTTCTTTACAGACCAAGGGCCAAACCAGAGAGGGGCATTATTAGGCTCCTCAACGGAATGGTACTCTACTTTGGACCTCAAAGAGGCTTCTGATAGAGTTCACCTAGCGCTCGTTCGTCTCATCTTCCCGGACGGGATTATTCCCTACCTCGAAGCTTGTCGATCGATGTCTACTAAGTTGCCAAACGGACAAGAATTAACACTCAGAAAGTTCGCGCCAATGGGGTCAGCTTTATGCTTTCCCATTATGGCGTTGACAATTTGGGCTATCTTGACCGCTGCATCACCGGACGTGGAAACCCGTGAGGGAATCCTCGTATATGGTGACGATGTCATTGTACCAACGGCTTACGCCGAGAGCGCAATGGCCATACTCGAGCTATTTGGTTTAAGAATAAACCGTAGCAAGAGTTGCACCCGCGGGTCCTTTAAGGAATCCTGCGGCGTTGACGCCTTTAAGGGCGTTAACGTTACACCTGTCCGTTTAAGGACTGTGTGGGATGAGTCATCTCGTCCTGATGTCTATGCCAGTTGGATTAGCTATGCTAATTCATTTTGGGATAGGCAAGACTATGCAACCTACGATTATATCGTAGAGAGGCTACATGCCGTTTACGGCAGTATCCCCGACAGTACCATGGGCCTTTCTCCGAATAAGGAGAATCAGCCAGTGCCCTGTCTTCGCAGCGTCTCTGCTGAATATAGACCTAAGCGTCGTAGATGGAATAAGCACCTTCAAAAAGTGCAATATTACGTCAGGGACGTTAAGTCTCCTTCAGTGTTTCACGACATTACTGGCTGGTCTATGCTCCTCAGATATTTTTCTGAGGGTGCACAAACTAGTCTTGGCGTCGATGAATCACATTCAGACGGTCGTAAGTGGGATAAATCCCTCTTACTTCCGTTTTCAGTCAATCGGTATACGAAACGTGGCACCAGCATGCTGGTGCACCGTTGGCGATGAGTAA